AAATTTTCCAAAAGTTTAAAGACGCTCATGTGGTTCGTAAGTGAATACCTATCCATAGCTGAAAACATGCAATTAGATTACAAGGATTACGGATTCACTTTCAACAAATCTCTTATAACAAACGAAACAGAGACTATCAGTAATGTGGTTAAATCTAAGGGTGTAATTTCGGACGAGACTGTAATCGCTAACCACCCCTGGACAGACGACGTACAAGAGGAACTAGATAGAGTCAAAAAACAGGAAGAGGAATTCGATGCGAAGCAAGAGCCATTAGGTGGTGAAGAAATTGAACCAACTGGAAATTGAACAACAACTCGACAAACTTTCCGAAAGCACGGAATCGGACATCGAGGAAGTATTCAACAAGCGGCTGCAAGAGATATTAAAGCAAATAGCTGGCATGTATGCGAAATATGAACAAGATGGAGAACTTAGTTGGACAAATATTAATCGTTATAACCGCTACCAGAAAGAAATGAACTTAATCAAAAAAGAATTAAACAAAGATTATCGCAAAATCATTAAAAAACTACAAAAATCAAACGAGAATATTTATTTAGAGGGATATCTGTTATCGTCTTATTTGTATGAAATGTCAACTGGTCAGGATATGGGGTTCAGTATTCCGTCTGTTAAGACAATAAAAGACGTACTCCTTAATCCGATTGCTGAATTAACACCGCCTAAAATATTCGAAAATCATCGGAATGAGATTGTGAGAAAGATTAAAATTGAGTTAGCGCAGGGAATTCAAGCGGGCGAAGGTTATGCCACGATGGCTAAACGGATTGAAAAGACGGTCAAATTTAGTCAATATAAGGCTCGTACGGTAGCGAGGACAGAAGGTGCTAGGGCAAGGTCGATTAGTGCTGAAAAGTCCGAGGAACAGGCTAGTAAGCATGTGGATATAACAGGGGTTTGGCTTAGTTCACTGGACACTAGAGTAAGATTATCTCACAGGGCTCTAGATGGCGAAGAAACTAACGCAGAAGGCTATTTCACATACGGGCCAAATAAAGCCACGGCACCTTTATTGTGGATTGGCCCTCAAAGTGCATCATTAACAATTAATTGCAGATGCGTAAAATTGAGGAAGATAAACAATATGATTCCTGCATACAGACGCGGTAGAAATTATATGGACTTGTCTTTTCAGCAGAAATTAGCAGATAGAATCGAAAAATACATGGCAGATGACGGATTCACCTATAAACAAGCGCTAAAACGCGCCGAAAAGGAAATCCAACCACCAAGCGTAACATTCGAATATATAACTTATGACGATTGGTTTAAAAAGTACGCTAGTTAAGGGTGATACACCATAAATCAGTCAATCCCACATTAGGGAGAAAGGTTGGTGGTCTAACTATCTGCCAGTTATGGCGTCAATAACAATTTAATAACGAATGGGGGCAAGAAAGTGGCTAAATTGATAAAACAGTTCAAAGAAGAATTATATAATATGGGGTTACTTTTCGCGAGGTTAATTCGATTGAGGTAAACAAGATTAAGCCATAAAAAACTTACTTATTATACACCAACATTCGTCTTTTTAGGCACTTGTAGACGTTAAAAAACAACCTCCAAAACCTATCATGTCGAACATGTAAAAAACGCATAGGAGGGCTTAACATGAAAGAATTACTAGAAAAGCTAAGTAAAGGCGAATCTACTGTTGATGACGTATTAAAAGCAATTGATGAAGCTGATAAGGACAAAGTACCCCGTTCTCGTTTGAATGATAAAATAGACGAGGTGAAGGAACTTAATAGTCAAATCAAAGAACGCGATACACAGCTGGATGAACTAGGTAAGAAAGTCAAAGATAACGACGATCTAACTACTGAAATTGGCCGATTAAAGCAAGAAAATCAGTCAGCGACAGAAGAACTGCAAAGCAAACTAAGCCAACAACAATTTGATTTTGCACTCGAAAAAGCCATTACAGGTGAAAAAGCACGCAATCCGAAAGCTGTCAAAGCTTTATTGGACACTGAATCTATCAAACTGGATGGAGACAAACTACTAGGCTTGGACGAGCAATTAAAAGGATTGAAAGAATCGGATGCTTATTTATTTGGTGAGGCTGATAAGTTAGGCGGGCGTGATCCGCATAATAGCGATCCGAACGGTGCACCGCAAAAAGTAACAAAAGATCAATTTAACCAAATGGGGTATACAGATAGAGAAAAACTCTACTCTGATAATCCCGAATTATACAAGCAATTAACTAATTAGGAGATGATTTTAAAATGGTACAGACGAAAATGACAAACATGGTGAATCCGCAGGTAATGGCTGATATGATTTCAGCACAATTACCAAACGCGTTGCGATTCGCACCACTGGCGAATGTAGATAACACTCTAGTGGGTCGTCCTGGCAATACGATTACGGCTCCTCGCTTTAACTATATTGGCGATGCAAAAGACGTTCTGGAAGGCGCTCCAATTGACTTAGAACTACTTACAACCGCATCCGAACAGTTTTCCATCAAGAAAGCTGGTAAAGGTGTAGAAATTACAGACGAATCTGTATTGAGTGGATATGGCGATCCTAAAGGTGAAGCTAGTAAACAAATTTTAATGTCCATTGCTAACAAGGTGGACAATGACGCATTGGTTGAATTAGCTACCACGCCATTAGTTCACGTAACGGCGGCGGGAGGCAAGTTAAATGTCGCGACAGTAGACACCGCACAACAGATTTTTGGTGATGAGGAATTGGGCGAAATGGTACTCATTGCACACCCTAAAGACGCTGCTATTTTACGAGCTGACGCAGCTAATCAATGGGCACGCGCTTCGGAGTTGGGTGACACAATTCTTAAAACTGGTACGTTTGGCGAAGTATTAGGTGCTCAAGTGGTGCGTTCTAATAAATTAGCGGTAGGCACTGCATATCTTGTTAAGCGAGGCGCATTAGGACTCTACATGAAACGTGCGGTTGATGTGGAAGCGGAACGCGACATCGTAAGTAAAACAACCGTTCTCACAGCTGACCAACACTACGGTGTGCATTTGGCTGACGATTCCAAAGCGGTCAAAATTACTATTACGCCAGCGGTATAAGAGAGGCTAACCCCTCTCTATTTTATTTTTGGAGGCTAGGATATGGGAATGTTAATTAGGCGACACCGCAAGAAAAAAGAAGAACCAAAACAAGAAATGAAACAGGAACAACCGAAAAAGAAATCCAAGAAAGGTGATTCCAATGACAAATAAAATCCTAGTCGAAGATGCGAAGGGAAATAAACGTATCGTGCAGCCTTCTATGATTCCCGAGGGTTTTATCTATGTCGAGGATTATAAAGCGCCTGTTAAGGCCAAAGCAAAGCCAGCATCTAAAACTAAAACAGAAACTAAAACAGAAACTAAAAAGTAGGTGAATATATGGAGATCACCGAAGTCAAAGTAATACTAAGCATTTCAACAAGTAAACACGATGTGTATTTTGCCACTTCTATTCCTTTATTCACGGAATACGCAGAGGGATACTGCAATCGGACGTTTACAGAACCGTTACCAGGCGGCATAAAAATATTTGTTGCAAAGGCTTGTGAGTACAACATGCAACAATCAGGACTTTCTAGTCGTTCGATGGGATCTGTTTCCTATTCTTATGAGACTGATTTTCCACCATCTTTATTGAAATTATTGAAGCCTTATCGAAAGGTGGGTTTTAAGTGATGGATGAATTTCCGCACCAAGTCACATTTCAAAAATATACCGAAACACCTGATGGTGGTGGGGGATACACAAAAACATGGGCTGACTTATTTACCAGTGAAGCGCATGTACAACCTGTATCCAGTCGTGAGTATATGAGCGCCCAACAATTATCCAACCCAATTGACCACGAAATATATTACCCTTTTAGCGATGGCATTAAAGGCAATATGAGAGTTTTGTGGGTGGATAGAGATAAAACACTAGACTTGCGTTCTAATCCGCTTGATCAGGGCGGCTTAGGTGAGATTTTAATGGTAAAGGCGCAATTAAATGGTTAGAGTCGGGATAACAGGTAGGGGTTTTAAAGGTTTTGAACGAGCCATTGATGATTTTGAAGATAAAGTTATCGACGATGTAAAACGCGTGGTGGCTGAAACCGCTGAAATGATGGCTAACCAGATGAGGGCGCTTGCTCCAGTCGATGACGGTAATTTACGCGACTCTATTGAAGTTAAGTATTTTAATAAAGGGTTGAGTGCTAGGGTTACGGTTGGAAGTTTTTATGCGGTATTTCTAGAGTTCGGCACAGGAATTTATGCAGCTGGTGGAGATGGCAGAAAAGATCCATGGGTATACTATTCCGATAAACTAAACAGGTTTGTGTTCACACGCGGTATTCGTCCGCAGCCATTTTTTAGACCAAGTGTTGAACAAGCCTTAAATCATTTCCAAAAGGAGATGAATAAATTATGAAAACATCACTATGGGAATTGCAGAAGGCTATATACGGTCGATTAAGCACTGATATAGAACTGAACAATACAATCACAGGCGCATATGATGAAGTGTCAGCAGATGCTTCAAAACCATATATAACGATGGGTGAACCTTTTGTAACTCCATTTACCACCAAACTATCATATGGGGAAAATGTAGTTGTAGCCTTGCATGTGTGGAGTGATTATAACGGCAAGAAACCGATATATGACATATTCAATTTGACACTAAAGGCCTTACACGAACCCCTAAACATAGGAGGTTCTTTTTTAATGCTTAAAAGGGATTTGGTCAGCATGAATGTGCTGAATGATCCTGTTGAAAATGGGGTTAAACATGGTGTTATGGAATTAAGATTCTACATTAATAATTAGGAGGTCATTATATGGTAAAAGAAGGTAAAAAAACAATATTGTTAGTACAACCAATTGACGCGACAATCGGTGATCAATCTATGATTATCGCAAACTCAACAGAAAATGGTCACTCTACCGAAAATGAGTTAATGGACGAGATGACAAAAAATGGGCGCGTCCTCGCATATGGTCACAATAGTGAATCATTTGAAATTACAGCGTTTGGCGAAAAGGTAGACCCTGGTCAACTTGCAATAATTGCTGCTATTAAGAAAAAGAAAAAATTGAGAGTATGGGAAGTAGATCTTGTCGCGAATGAAGCAGGAACGTATGATTCAATATTTGCCTATTGTTTTGTAGAATCAGTTGAAAAATCAAATGGAGATTCATTTCAAGAAGTCACAGCGACTTTGCAAGTAGAGGGCGAATCACAAGAAGGCACACTGACCATGTTACCAGCAGCGGCCACAGCCCAGTCATCATACGATTTTGAAACAGCAGGAGAAACAGGGACTCCCTAATGCGCCCGTCAACCTAACATCTTCCAACGTTACTTCTACAAGCGTAGATTTAGCGTGGAATTTAGTTTTGCAAGCTGACGGTTATAACATTTATCAGGATGGTGCGATTATCACTAGTTCGGTCACCAATGGATATAGTGTGACAGGGCTAACAACAGCTACAACTTACAGTTATCAGGTATCGGCAGTTGGAACAAATGGCGTAGAATCGGCATTAAGTACTGCATTAAGCGTAACTACAATATAAGGGATTGGCTAACGCCAGTCTCTTTTTTATACTTACAAATTAGGAGGAAATCATACATGGCTTTTTTAACGATTGATGAAAAAGAATTTCACGGCAAAATTAATTTTTCGGCAAGTGATCGAGCAGATGAAAAGTACGGTACAAAAGACACGGACGGACTGACTGCAATCTATCTAGGATTACTTCAAGGCGAGAATAAAAGTATTCGTAGTTTTTGGGATTGTGCTTTGCTCCACCACGACAACAAACCTTCTATCAAAAAAATCGAAAAAGCATTAGATGATCGGATTGAGGAAGATGGTACAGAACCGTTATTCAAACAGGCGTTTAGCGCGTTGGACAAATCGGGTTTTTTCAGCGAAAGGGCGAAAATGATCGCCGACAACATGATGAAGGAGCCGAAAGTAATAGACAAAGAAACAGACGAACAGAAGAAAGAGCGACTAGACCAAGAGGAAATGACAGCATACATGAAGCAACGGTACGAAAAACTAACGGAATAGATTACGGCGAAATTATATTTAATGCTGCTAGGTATTTAAATGTGTATGACGTTGATCTGATCATGTCGTGGACGCCAAAAGAGTACCTGTCATTTCTAAAGGGCGCGCAACATAAACAAATTGATCAATACGAATTTATGGCCAAGCAGGCAATGGCTTTTCGTTATGCACAAAACGCTAAAAATGCGAATGAACGCAAGATATTTAATGCAAAACAGGCAAGGCTTAATTTA